CTGGAGACATTCCTAGCGGGGCTGTTGTACAAGTGACGTATGACGGAACACAGTTTCAGTTGGTGTCGGGTACAGGTGGTGGCGCTGTAGCTGGTGGCGTCCTGTACGAGAACGCAACGACCCTGACAGCGAACTACACGCTCACAACTGGACGTAACGCAATGATGGTCGGCCCCCTCACCGTGTCGAGCGGTGTGACGCTGACTATTCCCTCTGGGCAAAGGATGGTGATTCTATGAGCATGACAATTTCCGGGGACGGAACTATCACGGGGCTGGTCGCGGGTGGCTTGCCTGACGCTACGGTAACTGCTGCTGAATTGGCTGACGGAGCTTTGGTAACTCCACTCCCCACTGCAATCGGCTACGGTACAGGTGCTGGAGGTACTGTCACACAGATCACCAGTCGATCTACTGCGGTGACGATCAATAAACCCGCTGGTAGCATCACGATGTTTACTGCTGCCGGTAGTGCGTCGCCAGCTTCCTTTACGGTGAACAACAGTTTGGTTGCTGCAACCGACACCATCGTTCTGAGTCTAAAAAGCGGCAATTCCAATGTGTACCACTACCAAGTGAATGGGGTTAGCGCGGGCAGTTTCGGAATCACTTTTTTCACCACTGGCGGCGTCGCGTCTGACACCCCTGTAATTAACTTCGCAATCATCAAGGGAGCGACCTCGTAATGGCAACAACAATCAATGCGGGCGATCTTACCAACGGTGCATCCATCTCTTCCGACACCACAGGTGCGCTGGTACTACAGACGGGTGCTGCGGGGTCGAAGGTAGCAGCACTCACGATTAGCGCGGCGGGTGTGGTGAAGCCTCTAGATTCTGCGTGGCCCGCTTTCAGTGCGTATCAAAGCACTCTGCAAAGTATTTCTGCGTCGAACACGAACAAGTTGTCATTTCAGACGGAAGAGTTCGACACCGCAAACGCTTTCGACTCTACAACAAACTACCGTTTCACACCGCAAGTTGCTGGCTACTATCAGATCAGCGGAGGCTTTCAGGTGGCTACATCTGCTGCCGACCTACGGCTGTACGTCTACAAAATCGGTAGCGCATATAAAAACATCAATACGTCTGTGGCCGCTTCGAACTGGACTGCTGGAAGTTGCTTAGTGTTTATGAACGGGTCAACTGATTACGTTGAATTGTTCGGGTATTCGTCCCTGCTAAACAACACCAATCCGGTTTCCTCTGCTACGTACTTCCAAGGCTGTTTAGTGAGGGCTGCATAAATGCCAAACTTCATAATCGACAACGTAACCAACTCGGCTGGTGCTGACCTCCAGAACGTAGCAAGCATTAACGGTGGGCAGTTTTCGCTGCGGAACAAGTTGATTAACGGCTCAATGTCTATCGACCAGCGCAACGCTGGTGCTTCAAAGACCTTTACAGCCGCTGCTGCGCTGGCTTACAGTGTTGACCGTTGGTACGGGTACTGCACTGGCGCTAACGTCACAGGACAGCGCGTAGCAGGAACTGCACCGAACCAATACAACTACCGCTACACCGGGGCTGCGTCTGTCACCAAGATTGGACACGCACAGCGCATCGAGGCTGCGAACTGCCAAGACCTCGCAGGCACTACAGCAACCCTAGCGGTTGACCTTGCTAATTCCCTGCTGACTACGGTTACTTGGACTGCGTGGTACGCCAACACTGCCGACACCTTTGGCACTCTTGCCTCGCCGACACGCACACAGATTGCAACAGGCACGTTCACTGTGTCATCGACACTGACACGCTACAGCACCAACATCAGCATTCCATCTGCCGCGACTACGGGCATCGAGGTGGAGTTCAGTGTTGCCGCGCAGACCTCTGGAACGTGGACTATTGGTCGGGCGCAGTTGGAGGTGGGCAGTGCTGCGACGAGTTTTGAGCATCGCCCGATAACGCTTGAGTTGCTTCTCGCTCAACGCTATTACGCAAAGACGTTTTCGCTTGGCACGGCCCCTGCCCAAAACGCTGGAGCAACTAGCGCGATTGGCTTTATTTCGCAAGCGACACAGCCGTGGGATGCTTTTTGGAAGCTTCCCGTTGAGATGCGAACCACTCCGATCACAGTGACAACTTACTCCACCAACGCAGCTAGTGCCAATTGGAGTACCAACACAGACACGCCAACGGCAACCGTAACTGCTGGCCCGGGAACGGTAACTATTCGTGCATCTGCTTCTGGAGCAGCAGGACGCGCATACAGCATTCACGTTACAGCAGAGGCAGAACTATGACGTACAAACTCACAACTGGCTGGCCCAAGCGTATTGAAGATGGCGCTTTCATTAACCCGGAAAGCACTGAATTCAAGGCATGGCTTGCAGAAGGCAACACTCCAGAACCAGCAGACGCACCAGACCTCATCGAAGCAATCCGCGCGGAAATTGACCAACTAGAGCGGGAAAATCTTTTACCTCGTGTTGTACGCGAATACATGCTGCTTAATGCAGAAATGGTTGCTGCAGCTAACAATCTTGATCCAATGGAAAACATTGGCTATCGCAAGGTTAAGGAACTTGATTTGGCTATTGCTGCTCTAAGGAGCCAGCTTCCATGACTTTTGTGTTACTAGTATTGCTAAAGTCTGCCTTGGAATGCGTTGAAGGTGGTAAGTGGTGGCTAGCGCCCATTGCCATTGTAGCTTGGATTGCCGACATTGTAGTGGCACATACAACGTGGGCAGTTGTTGCTGGAATGCCACAAAAGGGAGAGTGGACAGTTAGCCACACTCTAGAACGCTTGTGCAAAGAAACAACACACCCAGACTACCTGTTGTTTTATAGCCTCGCAAAAATGATTAACCGAATGTCTCCTACGCACAACCACATAAAAGCAATTGTATGAGCAATTTTCAAGAATTTGACCCAACTCCTGAACATCAGCGCCGTGCAATTGATCCTCATTTAGAGGTTGTGGTGCATAAACTCACTAGAATGGCTACCGATATGGACAAGCTTGCAAATTCTGTTGAGAAAATGTCGGAAAACATGGGTAGACTAGTTGTTGTAGAAGAACGTATGGTACAGCTTTCTACTAACATTGAGCGTGTTAATAAAAGGCTGGACGATGGTAACCACCGCTTTAAAGAAGTAGAAGTTCGGGTTGTAGAGCTTGAGAAGAAAAATGTCACACACGACAAGAGCAGCGAATGGGTAGAGAAGGGTCTAGTGGCTATGATTAGCGCTGTCCTTGTCTTCATTGCCCATAAAGTAGGACTGATGTAATGTACGACAAAAAGAAGTTTCTTGATGGTAGCGGTAAGCGTGTCATTACAGGATTGTTCAAAGAATTTGGACGCTGTGATGTAAAGTTTAAGCCGTGGGCTACGCTAGAGGAATGGAAAGAAGTGTTTCTAGATTGTCGTGATCCTAGCGAATACAAGGCTGCTATGGCGCTAGTAGGTAATTGGGATCATTGGAATGAAATTCGCAATCATCCTACAATTAAGCCACACATTGACAAGTGGCATGAAGAACTAGCTATTAAGTTGCGTTCTGAAGCCATTGTTGCTATGGTGGGACATGCCAAGCAACCCGGAGGTACGGCTGCTGCTAAGTGGCTTGCTGACAAAGGATATGCCTCAGAAGGCTTAAAACAGGCCGTAGGGCGTCCGAAGAAGGAGCCTGAAGGAGTGGATAGCGGTGCTATCGAAAAACGTGTTGTAGGCGATTTAAAACGGTTGGGAATTATTGCTGGAGGTAAGTCGTAATGCCGTTCATGAAAAATGGAAAACGCGACTATGAGCGCGAGAAGCAATGGGATCACAAGAACGGACGTATTAAAGACCGTGCTGAACGTAACAAAGCTCGTGCTATGCTTGAAAAGGAAGGCAAGGTGCGTAAGGGCGATGGTAAGGACGTAGACCACAAGAAGCCTATCTCTAAAGGTGGTAAAACAACACGTAGTAACTTGCGTGTACAGAGTGCTTCAGCCAACCGTAGTTATCGCCGTAATAAAGACGGCAGTATGAAATGAGTGAAAAAGACCTAGTAAAACAAGCGGCTGAGAATGACTTGCTCACGTTTGTACGACTAGTTGCTCCGCATCGTGTGTTAGGAGCTATTCACGAAGAGTTGTTTCTTTGGTGGACTAGGGATGATGCTAAGGACAACCAGCTTGTGTTGCTTCCTCGGGATCATGGTAAGAGTGCTATGATTGCTTACAGGGTAGCTTGGTGGATTACTAAGCATCCTGATACATCTATTCTCTACGTCTCTGCTACAGCTAACTTGGCTGAGAAACAACTTAAAGCTGTTAAAGACATTCTCTGTTCAGACATCTATCGGTTCTATTGGCCTGAAATGGTAAATGAGCAGGAAGGTAAACGAGAGAAATGGAGCGAAAGTGAAATCGCAGTTGACCACCCAAAACGAAAAGCTGAGGGAATCCGTGATGCAACAGTTAAAGCAGCAGGCATCACAGCTAACGTTACAGGACTGCATTGTCAGGTCGCCGTGCTGGATGACGTTGTTGTCCCTGATAACGCATATACACAACTTGGACGAGAACAAGTAAGAGCTTTCTACTCGCAGCTTTCTTCCATTGAAAGTACAGGAGCTAAGGAATGGGCCGTTGGTACACGCTACCATCCTGCAGACCTGTACAAAGACATGATGGAAATGACAGAAATCTACTTTGATGAAGCAGACGAAGAGATTGAAGTAGAGGTGTACGAGGTGTTTGAGCGTGTTGTAGAGAAGAACGGAGAGTTTCTTTGGCCTAAACAGAGACGTGCTGATGGTAAAACCTTTGGCTTTGACCAGAAGGAACTAGCACGTAAGAAAGCTAAATATCTAGATATCACCCAGTTCTATGCTCAGTATTATAACAATCCTAATGCTGTAGAAACTCAGATCATTGACAGAAGTAGATTTCAGTATTATGATAGAGATAAGTTAGAGAATATATCTGGTAGTTGGTATTTAGGTAATAAACTACTAACAGTATATGGTAGTATGGATTTTGCTTATAGTATTAGTAATACAGCAGACTTTACTGTTATAGCTATAGTAGGTGTAGATGATGATAATAACTACTATATATTAGATATAGATAGGTTTAAGACTAATAAAATATCTGCTATGTATGACCACGCAGAGCGTGTTTATAAGAAATGGCGTTTCCGTAAACTTCGTTGTGAAGTTGTGGCTGCTCAAAAACTCATTGTAACCCAGTTTAAGGAGTTTATGCGTAGTCAAGACATCATCTTTACAATTGACGAGTTTCATCCTCCTCGTACGATGAACAAAGAGGAGCGTATTGCTTCTGTTCTTGAACCTCGCTATCAAAATAACCAGATTTGGCACTATAAAGGTGGAAACTGCCAAACTCTTGAAGAGGAATTGCTGCTCTCTAACCCAGAGCATGATGACGTTAAGGATG